AATCTCAAGCGAAAACAACTGAAGGACATAGACCCACCGGAAAGTGGAACTAATGTCAAACATTATAATCGCATGATTTTCCGGTGGCAATAAATATCAATCATAAAAAATATTTATTGGCTATGCGCCCTTGCATAGACTTCCAGCTTCACCTAGCTGATAGGTGTGGTTATCCTTTGTCACCACTGACACCTTCACTTGCATCTTTTAAAAGCGCAAGAGGTCGCTTTGTTATTAGGTGGGAACCAAAGTGGGTCTATAACCCAAATAAGGACATCCCTGAAAAAGAGATAGATTAAAATCTTCTCCTACAGCAAAAAAGTTCAAATAAATAACATCCAATTTAAGATGTGTTACATATAAGAGATGAGAATGTCTCGTATAACGATAACTATTATCCTCTCCTTGTTTGTAATCTATACATCTTGTACAATCAAATCTATAATTTTGTTGATATGGCAATTCAACTTCCAAAACAGGTTGTTGTAATTTTGGTGCCATTACCATTCCACTTACACCTGGATGAACATAACTAAAATAATTATATTGAATAAAATCATTATCTGAAATATCTAAAGCTATGTTTGAATCCACCCAAAATTTGGTTGCAGGAGTTATAGATTTTTGTATAAATGTATGAACATCAAAAGATGTATCTGTTTGAAACAAATACTTATGACGCATAGAACCACGAACTTGAAGAAAAGCAGGAAACAAATAAGTAAATAAATTTGTATTTCCTTGCACAACCGTTGTAGAATAAGGAGACATTTCCCACTTACCCATAAACATTGGACAATTAGTACGTTGACATTTACTTAATGCTGGTGCATTAATAGCTTTGATAACATGTGCTTCATTAAAAGTATATCTTTTAAGAAGTGGACGAAATGATATAATCTTCTCACCCATATACACTCCATAAATATCATTATTTTGTGGAATAGGTGTAGACATATTATCTACTATATTATCATCACTAGGTTTAGATTCTTCAGATAATGATTCCGTTAAAACATCACCACTTTGTGAAACAAAATTTTCAGCTTGAGCTACAAAAGCATAAGTTGAAATATGTTCATGAGTAGGAACAGCTACTTCTAAATCTTTACAAGAAACATAAACATTTATTTTAATATCTTCAGGCGCATTTTCATTTGCCACAGTCAAGTTATTAAGTACATGTGCAGATAATACTCCATTAGCAAATTCCGAGGTATTTGTAAATGTTGTACCATCCACAAAATGATCTTGTGAATTAGCAGATGTCGTTATAGCTCTAGTAGGTAGAAACGTTTTATTTTGTGCCCATCCAATAGTAATTGAAAAATCTTTTTGTGTTGATATATCAACTATATGAGATTGAATAGTATTAGCTTCTATTGAAGGTAATACAAACAACGGATCAAAAACAAATAAGATTCTTCCTCTATGAAAAGGAGTACAAACTATTTCAAACCTAAAAGTTAATTGTCCCCTCCAAAATTTGAAAGGTAATGTAGCGAAAGCACAAGCTGGTAAGAAAACTCCATTTCCATAAACTCTTAAAACTTGAGGAGTAACCCTTGTTGTAAAAAGAGTAGTAGAAATAGGTGTATTTATATTCCAATTGAAAGTGTCTAGAAAACTTTCTTTACTAGAAATATCAGAAATGATTAATTCATCTTTTCCAGATAGTCCAGTTACACGAGAATCAATAGATAACTCTTGTTTAGAATCCACAGTCATTTTATTGGAAGTATCCCTTGTATCAGTAGACGATAGATTATTAACATATTGAGGCTGATATTTTGGTGGTTCTTGTATATCTATAGGTCTACTATATCCTAATGCACTAGCTGCATCACCTAAAGTTGATGCAACTTCAGAAGTTGCAGTAGCATATGGAGATATAATAGGAATTCTTTGTAAAACCTTTGCAGTGGCAGAAATTTTAGACATAGTATTGGAAACAACACTATTTCCATATTCACCTGCTTGAGGTACAATTGAATAAGAATTAATAGATGTAGGAGCCGACAATTTAATATCAGTTGCCCAAACATAAACCGAAATATTCAATGGAGTAGTGGAATTATTTGCATGTTTTAAAGAATTTAAAGTTCTCATTACTATAATACCATTATTTTCTATTTGATTATTGGATAAAACAGCCATATCAGTATTTAACAAATATGGTAATTTCATTTGTGCACCAATAGAAGTATTGGGATCAAGTTTAACATGTAACCTTTGTGAGGCTTGAACTATAGCAGCTGAAGAATAAACAGGTTTTCCTGATAGTTGATCATAATTATGAAGTGGTATATAATCAATTAACATACGACCAAAATAAAAAATATTCCCATTAATGAGAAATTTTATATTAAGATTGCAATGCATTAAAGCATAATTGCTAATTCTATTACTAACACGTGGATTATTAAAAAATAATTGCCATGGATTAAAACTTTCATTTAAATCAACATCATTTGGAGTCCATACAAATTGTTTAACCAAAATAGGTCTTTCAAAAAACTTGTCCAAAGGAAAATCATCATTATTAGCAGATAAAAAAGTCTTATCTGGTATTGCTGATATAGTATTAATAATTTCACTGCTTTCACCAAACTTAACAGTTTGTTGTTGCTTTGAATTATTTGTCACACTAATAAATTTGTTGATGGTATCTTCTTCCCCAGTATCCATCATAGCTGGTGTATTTTTATTATTCATTTCATTAAAATTGCTAATCAACTAAGTTACAAATAAATGATTATGATTATCACATTTACAGGAATGGATTTCTTTTCGGACTTAAAAGACTAAACAGTCTTGAAATTAGAGAATTTCATCCTAAATTGTGCAAGCGAAACCTATACTCGGCGGTAACCATCATCCTACAAACATAGCCAGTATCCAATACACAATTCCCATTTTTAGCGTTTATATCATGGCGCATGGGTACACCATTAAGGATGAGTTTTATGACTTCCCAGGTCGGGTTTGGATGAGTTTAAGGACATCCCAGGTCTTGTTTAAGAATTGAATATATTAGTTATTTTGATTGGAAAGATATTTATCTTTCCACTCTAATAACCTCTGATCGTAATCAGGTAAACCTTCATTGAAAAACCATTCATACTTAGCATCTTCTATAACCTTAAGTAACTTTCTTCTATAATCTTCATAAAAATCTCTACCATGAAAGAAACTTTCATATGAGACATTTTTAATAGATTCTATTGAACTTTCTTCCATACTTAAAGTTTTAGAACGTAAATGAGAATGTAACATTTTCTTCAATGTTGATTCTTCCAATGGAGCTAAATATAATCCCAATTCTTTATTCATTATTGAACTTCGTTTTAAAAAATTACATTCTTCATTTGTAATGAATGGAACTGATTTAGCTTCCTTATCAGCCATAGTATAAGTGATGTTATCTAATGCCAATGTTTCAGAAATGGAGGTATGATTGAATTCATCAAATCCTTCCTTAACAGACATTTTGTTATCATCACCATAACAAATAACTGAAACCACTTCATGGAATAGTGGTAAATTTTCTTTATCTCTATATATTTTATAAAAAACATATCTTAAATAAAGACTATTGACTATATTATTAACGAAAACTGTTAATGAATGTCCCGAAGGATTTGATCCATTAACCATAATAAAATCACCATTAAATTCATAGAGAGGATTAGTCAATTCTGTAGCCAATCCTTCCATTATGGTAATTTGATCATCATTATAACCTGCCCATCTAGCAATATCTAGATAGAGCCTCAAAGCTAAAGAACTAATTTGTGAAGACATTGTTGCATCATAATGTTTGTAATCTCCAGCGATAACTCTCTTGTCTCCATATTTGATCATAGCTCGCGTTAATTTATCCCAGGAAGGTCCATGGGCATTAACACCAACTGCACACTCAAATAATTCAGAGTTTTCCATCATTAACTTACACATAGGCAAAAAATATTTCCTAACTAATATAAGTCCAACGAGTGGAGTTCCAGCAAAGACGCGTACTTTATCTTTAGTTAATTTAGTCGGTTCATCTTTTAGATTACAACGATGTACCAATAATATGCGTTCTCGTTTTAATAATTTCTTTTCACATGATTCAACTTCTTCCCAAATCCATGGTTCAACATCTAATGGCACAGATATGTTTTCAACTATTCTATCAGAAGGCTTAATATATGTAGATTTTGGAACACAAGTTGGCCATCCTGTACTTGTAGATAAAGTGATAGAATCTATACCATAGACTCCATCATTTCCTGCAATAATAGTATCATTATCAAGTGGATGTAACTTTTGTTTCCAACATAGATTATGCTGAAGATTTAAACAATTGAAAATTTTAGTCTGAAAATCCATATAAGCAAAATTTAAAAAGTCTACATCTAGATTTTTAAGATTTGTCAAAGAGAGTAATTGCGTTCTCCAAGGTTTATAATTGTTCATATTCTGTGGAGGACCATGTGTTTTTTCAAAATTAAAATGTTTGAAAACAAATGGTGCAATTTCACTATCAACTACTTCGGATCTGAAATCTCTTAATTGTCTATTATGTGTACCATAGTAATTTAAAGTCTCAACTTCTTCATCAAGAAAATTTAAAGAACTATGTTTATTAGGAGTATTTGAAATAGATAAATTGTCTGATTGTAAATTAATATCTTCCAAAAAAGACAATAGATTAACCACTGATCTTTGTTTAATTAAAGAAATAACATCATTGATTTCTCCTTGAGTTATTTTTTGAATTATACCAGTAGGTTGACCATTTATACCTGCAATATGAATACCTCCAATAAACGTAGAAGTACTATTTATAAGTACTGGAGCACCACATAATCCAACAAAAGTATTAATTCCTTGTAATGTAGTTTGATAAACTTGGACATCATCATAATCTTGAGCTACTGCATTCTTAGGTGTAAACATAGTTGAAATGCATTTAGAATTATAAGTGGAAACATTTCCATTTAAATCTCTATAAACAAGTCTTCCTTTCTTAGCCATTATTTCAAAACTAGTTTTGTTAGTAGGGAAAAATTTAATTAAATTCCTTCTACTACCACCTTGGTTCAAAAATAATATACAAATATCACTATGTTTAATTCTTTCCCAAGAATTTCTTCCAAATGTAGTTGTAAAATTTGGACCTATATTTTTGATAGCATCAAAATATTTAACATGTATTCTGTAGTAATTACGCGCTAATATATGATATGGCACCAGATAGCAACCATTTCCTAAAGGTAATACATTACAAAAAGTTTTGTTCATATTATCTTCTGAGAAAAATTCAGCGTATGCCACATTATTAACAAGTAAATGTTCCAAATCATCACCAACTATTGTCCTACACATACCAACGATAGGATCAACAACTGGTGTACGCCACATATTAATCTTTTGTTCTGTGTCAACAACCATAGGTTTAACTTCACATCCTTGAGGAACACACCAAAATTTGACAAAAGCTGAAATTCGATATCTAAACTTATATAAAATATAAGCAATAGCCATACAAATCAACAAAGTTTTACTTTTCCTAGCACAATGTCTTATACTTTGTATTCTCATTTTTAATGTATTATATGGTAACAATAAAGTTTTCTTTATTCTTAAATAATGACAATACATTATTAATAATTCAAAATATGAAAAGAAAAATACACAAAATATAATATATGGTAAGAAAAAAGGCGTAAATAATAGATAACAAGTAAATGTAGTAAATAAGATGTAATATTTAAATCGTCTTACAAAACTCCATTGATTCAATATATTTTCATATTGCTCTAATAATACTTTACCATTAAAAGTAATAAATAATTTATCAATATTCAAAAATAATTGAAACATAAAACCTAAATTATTAGGTATCAAGTAATCTATACTTTCGCCAGCTTGTGGTTCAAAATGGCAATCAGGACAAATTTGAGGATAATTAAAATGCTCACATAATTCCATTTCTTCAGTACTATTCATACGTTTAACAATCTCAGTCTGATTAAGATAATGACTTTTAGATTGTTCAACACAAAAAGAAATGAGAGTAGCAAGATTTATATTTTCCAATTTATTTCCATCTTTATCATAGACATCTATAAATTCAAAAGATCTTATATCTGAATTGGCTTGTCGTGCTTTTTTCACAGTAAAATGCCACAAATCAATAGTATCATATTTTTGTTGTCGTAATCTACCTGAATCAGTTTCCTGATATTCTGGTTTAACTCTCACATCAATATGATAATTAAATCGACTTAGAATAGAAGAAGGGCAATTTGAATATGATCCAGAATCTAAACTATCAACATTTGTTGTACCCATTACAAGTAATGGCCTCATTTGAATTTTTCCTTTAAGTTCTGCAATAGGACTTAAAACTGCTTTAGGTAAATTATTTACCATATCAATCACCATTTGTAATGGTGATTCTGAAGTAAAATTCTTATTGGTATTAGCAATATCATCGAGAATTACAACTGAATGTTTAGATTTAAATTCTGATTGGAAAGCATCATTAGCATTAAGATTAATGATTGAATCTTTAGAATATTCAAATTTATTAGCCAACATAATTGGTCTAATTAAATTTTCTAAACTAGTAGATTTTCCAACTCCAGAAGGTCCTTTGAATAATAACGCAAATGGTCTTATCCTAACACTAGCTTTGTCTATTTCTGAGATTAATTCATGTTGAGCTTTTTTCAATTCTAATAATTTAGATAAAATAACATTTTTCTCCATTCCACTAACGTTCTTAGAAATATTAGTAAATCCAATTATCAAATTATCAAGTTCAGCTAATAATTGATGTTCATTTTTTCCATATTTAGACAAAGTATCTATTTTATAGTCACGAACATTAACCATTACATCATTATATCTCAAAAATAATTCATGTGTTTCATCGTTAAATTTAAATAATAGTTTGAAATCTTTTTTCTCAATGGCATGTATAATTTTATTCATCACGTCATAAAAAGTTTCAATAAAGAAAATGATAATATCACCTGTTGTTTCCTTTATTTTACAATTATTTATTTTAACACCAAGAATTACATCTGCAAATTTATTTAAACCTTTACTCTCTATAATCTTTAATTTTAAAAGATATATCAAACATTGAGATAATTTTCTAATTATCTCACTATTATTTATACTTTTATAAAAATCAAAAGCCTCTTGTGATTTCAAAAAAACATTTTTAAATTCATCCATATTAGAAAAATTTAAAGCTTGAGGACTAATTAAATCCTCTGGTTTAATTTCTTGAGTCACAAAGACTGTTTTAAGATATAAAAAGAAATCTTTTACTCTGTTATATGGTACATATGGCAAAAGTAAAAGATATGTTGGTTCCAATATCTCTGCAAATGTAGTACATCTTGAAATACACCCAAGATAACTAGAAATGGTCATTTTAAATTTCATCAAATTATAAATGCATTTTCCAGGATTTTTAATAATATATGTATATATTTTATTACATATAATATTAAATCTGGAATCATCAACCAATTCAATAGTTTTCTTTTTTGAAGAATTGAAACAAGATTTGATACGTCTATAATTTTTTCTAATAAATCTCTTTATTAAACCAAACTTTCCACTACCTTCTTGAATTTCAAGGATATCAGTATAATCTTCCCAAAATTGTTGTAATTCTTCATCTAGAAAAACAATATCAGAATACTCACTATCACTTTCAAAAAAAGAAGATGAGTCTCCATTATAGACATCATCAGCTTGAGAGGTAAAATCTTTTTTCTTATTTAAATTATTAGATTTTAACGTCCCCTTATTCTTATTTTTACTTTTATCAAATTTTGGAACTTCCTTTTTATTAGGAGTTTCCTTAGATTTTTTATTTCGTAAAAATTTCATTTTATTAGCAAATTTTAAGTTGACCTCGCCGGCTTGTGATGTAAAATCACAATTGGCAAGATAATCTTTATAAAATTTTATTATTGAAATTATTTTAATTACAATCCTATAAATAGGATGAAAAAGTAACCTAGTTACTAGGATTTGAATTACAAATACACAAACAATACATAAATACATATAAAAAACCGAATTATCAAGTGGCCTCATCATCATTATAATAGTTATTAAACAATGACAAAGCGCAATCGAAAACTCGGTAAGCTTTTCAACCCACCAAATTTTTGTTGCGCTACGCACAAAGAACTAGTCAGTTTTATAACTTGAACCCTTTATTTCGTTTTCTGAACAGTGACATGCGTACCTGAAAAAGTAGGAAAGTATGTTGCCTTCAAAATAAAAGTGGCTATAAAACTGATGTCATTCAATGAGCGGGATAAACATACCAGGGCATGACTCCCAATATGAACATCACATTTGTCGTTGTGCCCGCGAAGGCCCAACTAAGGAATATAGGGGATTTCTTTATGCCCGGAATCTACGGTCTCGTTTCAGGTTAATCTCGCTCGTAAACGATAACTTGCTAAGATATGGACTTTACAGCGCCACTGTCTGCTCTGACTAATTTATTTATATTTAAAACGTTTTAAGTCAATAACGTTTGTTGTAACTATACAACACTCCTCACCAAGTTTTAATAAGTAATAATAATAATATATAATATGATATAATAATAACTAATTTTTATTTATTTTTATTTTTTATATTTTTTATTTGTTTTTATATTTTTTTTAACTTACCTGGTTTATATACACTATATATATCAAATATATATTAAATTATAATTATATAAATGTTGATCATTAATAAGTTTCGCTGAATCTAAATGAATAGTAGCAGATAACAATGTGTCAAAATAAATATAAAATATAAAATATATATATTCTTTATATATAGGTCATTTTAATAAACAAAATGACAAAATTATTAAACCTTCTCGTCAAAGAAAGTCAACTGGCTTTTAATGCTTTTCGCGCATCAAACGTATGTAAGGAAGCATGGCATCATATAATAAATATCTAATGATATCTATGGACCCCATAAGAGCGTCGCAACGCTCTTACATGGTACAAATCTACTAGATTTTATTATACAACACAGATTCAATTCTTTGAACCCCAAGAGAGCGTGCGGAACGCTTTAATCT